CCCATGGCATGTATGTTAAGTCCTGTCTTGACCTTCAATCCGTTTGTTCGCAATATGGTATTGAAGTTCGATTCTCATTCATATTTAATGAGTCACTGATCACTCGCGCTCGCAATTATCTTGTTGACGAATTCTTGCGCGCAGAAGGATTCACTCATTTGCTCTTTATCGATGCTGACATTCACTTTGATCCTCGTGATGTGATTGCATGTCTTGCTTTGGATAAGGATGTTGTTGGTGGACCATATCCAAAGAAATCCATTAAGTGGGGAGCAATCAAGGAAGCAGTCAAGAAGCATCCAAACATTGAACCAAGCGATATGGAAAAACTCGCTGGTGATTTCGTCTTCAATCCAGTTCCAGGTACTGAGAAGTTCTCGGTCGCTGAGCCAATTGAAGTTCTTGAAATTGGCACAGGATTCATGATGGTCAAGCGTGAAGTGTTTGATAAGTTCAGAGAACAGTATCCACAACTTCGCTATCGTCCAGATCATGTTGGTCAGGCAAACTTCGACGGTTCGCGTTACATCCATGCTTACTTTGATACAGTTATCGACAGTAAGGAAAATGGTGGTAAGGGATCGGATCGTTACTTGTCTGAAGACTATATGTTCTGCCAGTGGTGGCGTAACATGGGCGGTCAGATCTGGTTGTGCCCATGGATGAAGACGCATCACATCGGTACATATGCATTCACTGGTGATATGCCAGCAGTTGCAAACTACGTCGGCTCTCTCTAATAGAGATATTTTGTTATGATAGTTGGACTTGTAGGCTTTATTGGGGCAGGTAAAGGCACAGTTGCAGATCTCTTGGTAGATCGTCACGATTTTGTCAAAGAGAGTTACGCAAACAGTGTCAAAGATGCTTGCGCTACAATCTTTGGTTGGAATCGTAGTATGCTCGAAGGTGACACTCCAGGCTCAAGAGCATGGCGTGAACAAGATGATAAGTGGTGGTCTGAAAAACTTGGTAAACCATTTTCGCCAAGACTAGCACTCCAACTAATGGGCACAGAGGCAGGGCGGGATGTTTTTCACCCTGACCTCTGGGTTCATACTGTGATGCGTCGCTGCGAACTAGCACCATGGCATAACTATGTCATTGCTGATGTTCGTTTCCCAAATGAAATTGATGCAATCAGAAAATCTGGTGGCAAAGTCATTCGCGTTCGTCGTGGCGATGATCCTGAGTGGTATAAACTTGCTTATGATTGCAATACATTCAATCAACAAGAAGTAATGCGTAATGCATATCCTGAAGTCCACTATTCTGAGTGGGCATGGGTTGGTCAATTTACAGACATTACGATGGACAATAATTGTGATTTAGATACATTGACCATAAGGGTTGATAAACTAGTTGATTCGTTATATAATAATCGTGTTGAAGCAAATGAGGTCGTTAATTATGAAACTATCTGAAGATACTGTGAACGTCCTGAAGAATTTTTCAGGAATTAATCAAAGCCTACAATTTAAAGTTGGTAACACTCTTAAAACTATTTCCCCCCTCAAAACAATTTTTGTTGAGGCTACGGTCAACGAAAGTTTCCCGCAAGAGTTTGCCATTTATGATTTGAATAAACTCTTGGCAAAGGTTTCGTTGTATAAGGAAGCCGAGTTGTCGTTTGATGACGACAAGGTAAATATCAGCACTCAAAATAAAAAGAAGTCTGATTACATCAAGTATTGTTCACCTAAAGTTATCGTTGTTCCGCCTGAGAAGACAATCGCGCTTGGTGATGCTGATTGTTCGTTCAGTCTTTCGCAAGAAGATCTTGATTGGATGCGAAAGAGCGCAGGTATTTCTGGCTCGCCAAACTTTGTATTTGAGAGCGACGGCACCACGATTTACTTTATCGCAACTGACGTTAAAGATGATGCTGCTGATCAGTCTAAGATTGAGATCGGCACCGTTGAAGACGGTAACAAGTTCCGCGTTGTAATGAAAGTCGAAAACTTCAAGTTGCTTGAAGGTTCGTATGATGTTGCGATTGCTAAGAAGGGTCTTGCGCAGTTCAAGCATAAGTCCGTCCCGATCACTTACTACATTGCAATCGAAGCAGCCAGTTCAACATTCGGAGAAGAAGAATGAAAGTAGATAAAGCAAAAGTTCTTGGATGTCTCCAGGAAATTTCAAACTCCCTCACTCGCATTGAAGCTGAGCGAGATCTCATTAAAGAGATTCTCCAGAAGATGCAAGAAGAATGCGAGATTCCAAAGAAGTTGAGCCGAAAGTTGGCGAAAGTCTATCATAAGCGTTCTTATGAAGAAGAAGTGGCAGAGCAAAACGATTTCGTTGAAGTTTACGAAATCGTGGCTAAATAAAACTATGGGGTGCGGCACTCTTTGCCGACGATACTATCCGCCAGACTGCTCATCGTGGGGATTCACCTCCTCCACCCCATTCTTTCTTTGAGGTTATATTATGCATAAATCTGAATTGCCTATTTTGATCATAATTCTATTGACTGCAATTTTTGCTCTTGTGAACACATACTTCCATTGGATTCCATATTCTGCACCCCCAGTCATGTTGATGCTGGGTATTGCACTTTATTCAATCTGGGAGCACAAGTATGGCAACAAGACGTAATTTCTTCAAGTATCTTGGTCTTGCTGGCGGTATTGCTGGTGGTGGCGTAGTTGCCGCCGCAGCCGTTTTGCCAGACACAGAACGAGCAAAGTGTATAAAAGAAATTGAATCTACTGGTTACAATGGCAAATTAGCCATTGGTGCTGAGTATGGTAAACTGCGTCCAACGGAACCTAATACCTTCCATTTTGGACCGCAGTTTGTTCCTGGAACTCAAAGACATGTAAAAGCAAGTATGACCGTCGGACCAGATGGTGAAATGTACTTGCTTACAAATGGTAAATGGCGTAAGATAGTAACTGAGTGACAAGGAATTTTATATTATGAATACTGAATTGACTTACAAGAAAACACCACATGCAGTTTGTAATACAATTTATGGAACAACAGGTATAGACTTGGTTCATGCATGGTGTTTTGAGAGTGGCAATATTGATGATCGTTTGGTTAAAAGATGGATACCTAAAGCGCAATGTTATGTGAAGGCTGGTTTACAAGATTTGCCAGATTATTTGTTTAAAGATTCAGATGTCAGAAAATGTCATGTGGATGTCTGGAACGAAAAATCTAAAAATCATAAAAGGTATGGAAAGTTTCTAACCAATTTTGAACTGCAACAATTTCTTAAGGAGGATAAAGCAAACAAAGTTGCGTCTGATCTTCTAATTAATAGTTTCGAGTGACAAGGAGTTTTATATTATGGTTGAAGCATTGTGGGTTGAAAAATACCGCCCTCATACTATTGCCGATTGTATCCTTCCAGAGGAATACAAAAATACTTTTCAGTCGTATGTAGATCGCAAGGAGATTCCTCATCTTCTTCTCTGCGGTGGTCCAGGTGTCGGCAAGACTACAGTCGCAAAAGCATTGTGTGATGAAATTGGTTGCGACTATTTAATGATAAACGGTTCGGATGAGTCAGGCATTGACACATTCCGAGTTAAGATTAAAAACTATGCAAGTTCAATGTCTCTCGGCGGTGGTAAGAAAGTCATCATTATCGATGAAGCAGATTATCTGAATCCAAACTCAACTCAGCCAGCCATGCGTGCTGCGATGGAAGAGTTTGCTCATAACTGCACTTTCATCATGACTTGTAATTTTAAGAATCGTATCATTGAACCGCTACATTCTCGTTGCGCTGTGATTGAGTTTAAACTCCGCAAGGAAGATAAGCCGAAGATGGCAATGTCTTTCATGAAGCGTGCAACTGAAATTCTAGCCAACGAAAAGGTTCCGTTTGATAAGGCAGTCCTTGCTGAAGTTGTCAAGAAGCACTTCCCTGACTATCGTCGTGTTCTAAACGAACTTCAAAGATATTCTGTCAGCGGTAAGATTGATGCTGGTATTCTATCAAGTGTTGCTGATGTTTCGCTGAGTGAACTTGTATCGTCACTCAAAGATCAAAACTTTGGTGCTATGCGTAAGTGGGTTGCCGACTTTGGTGGGGATGATCCTGCGCGTGTTTATCGTAAGATTTATGATAATCTGTATGACGTTATGGATAAGTCTACGATCCCAAATGCAGTTTTGATTCTAGCCAAGTATCAATATCAGGCAGCATTTGTCGCCGACCAGGAACTGAACCTCACCGCATGTCTCACTGAGATGATGGTGGAGTGTAAGTTTAATGGCTGACCTATTTAAAGAAATTATTCCGTCTATTCTCCAGACGAAAGAATATGCTCTATTGACTGAGCAAGACGAAAAGTCTTACTCATCGTTTATGGTCAATAGAGCACTTTCTTTCCACAGAGATACCGTCCTGTGGGCGAATGAGATGAATAAGTTTACGACCCTGGATAACAAACTCAAATATGACTTTCTTATAAATATAATAAGAGCCCAGAAGCGCCCATACTCAAAGTGGCACAAAAAGGCTCAAAGTTGTGATTTGAGTGTTGTCAAGGAATACTATGGTTACTCCGACGCAAAAGCCGAGGAAGCATTAAAGATTCTATCTGACGACCAAATCGCCGAATTGAAAGAACAATTATATAAGGGTGATTGACATGGTCGAGAAATTAGTAGAAGTCACGCTAGATAAGCAGGATGACTTCCTCAAAGTCCGCGAGACTTTAACTCGCATCGGTGTTGCAGCAAAGAACGATAACATTCTTTATCAATCCTGCCACATCCTTCATAAGCAAGGAAAGTATTACATCGTACACTTCAAAGAACTTTTTGAGTTGGACGGTAAGCCAAGCAATATGTCTGATAACGACATTCAACGTCGTAACACAATTGCCAACCTAATGGCAGAGTGGGGATTAGTCAAGTTGGTTGATGCAGATAAGACAAAGGATAATGTTGCGCCGTTGAGCCAGATTAAGATTCTTCCGTTCAAGGATAAGAACGACTGGCAATTGGTTTCCAAATATACAATCGGGAAAAAGAAAAAGGAAGGTTAGTGTATGATTTATTTGAGTGTGTATAGACTTCGTGATGATTTAGTATTGCCAACATACGGAACCTCTTTAGCCAACTGTTTTGATTTATCTTTTCAGCCAACAAGTAATGTTGTGACTGGATATGATTCATTCAACTCACCAGTTGAGCGCGAAGTAAATTCTTTTGGTGAGGTGGCGATTTATCCAGGAGATCGTCTGTTGATTCCAACAGGCTTGATCATGAAGATTGATCATCGCCAGACCATCGAAACATACGCTGATATCTCACGCGCAGAATTGCCATTACAAAATCACAGCATCCGTTTGCATCCTCGCTCAGGTCTTTCGCTTAAGAAAGGATTGGTCCTGGCAAACTGCGAAGGGATTGTTGATGTTGATTATCAAGAAGAAGTGTTTGTGCTTTTAACAAATATTTCGAAGATGCATGTCACAGTTCGCAAAGGCGATCGCATTGCTCAAGGTGAGGTTGTCTGCAACGAACCATTCCACATTGCTATTTGCAACACACGCCCAGAGAAACACTCTGAGCGTAGCGGTGGTTTCGGTTCAACTGGCGTTTCATCTAATCCTCCTCCAATGGAAGAATGGACGGTAGACGGACCAACGAATTTTGCCTAAATAGAAGTGGATGCCCATTTGGGGTCTACAACTATAAACTTGCTTATTAAAGGAGTTACAAAATGACTAATATCACTACACTCGCATCACATTACGGACTCGATCGTCTTCTTCCAACTGCTCTTGGGTTTGAAAATGCTTTCGCTGCTCTCGATAATGCTTCTCATCTTCTCACAGCAACTCAAACTGCATTTCCGCCAGTGAATGTCATCAAGAAAGATGACTACAACTTTATTCTGGAATTAGCAGTTGCTGGATACAAGCAAGATGAAATTGAAATCACTGCTGAGAGAAACTCTCTCAAAGTCACTGGCAAAAAGACAGAAACAGATGATCGCAACTATCTTGTAAAAGGTATTGCTGGTCGCAAGTTTGCTCGTCAATTTGTTTTGTCTGACACAGTAGTGGTTCGTGATGCTGCACTTGCTGATGGCATTCTTTCTATTCAATTAGAAAATGTCATTCCTGAAGAAATGAAGCCTCGTAAGATTGATATCAAATAACTGAGAACTATATTATGATTCGTGATGAACTCTCGTGGGATGAATTGTTTATCTTACAGGCTGCTCTGATCTCTCAGAAAAGCAAAGACCCGTCGACAAAGGTGGGGTGTATTATCGTTAATGATGACAATGTTATTTTGTCGACGGGTTTTAATGGCTTCCCTCGCGGAATCGAAGAAGATTGGCGAGATCGTTGGAAGCGCCCAGAAAAGTATCACTGGGTTGAACATGCTGAACGCAACGCAATCTTCAATGCTGCTCGTGTTGGTGTTTCACTCAACAACTCACGCGCATATCTAAACTGGGAACCAAAGCCATGCGCTGATTGCACACGCGCATTGATTCAGGCTGGCATCAAGGAAGTCATCGGACCAACCCGAAAGTTTACTGGCGCTGGTGCAGGCAAGCACTACTCGATAGACCACGCCGAAACTATGCTCCGTGAGGCAGGAGTCCGCATACGGTACTTCGACCTCCCCCCCGAGTTAAACTATCCCCCAGAATAGGACCGCTGCAATGGGCTTGCAGGAGGTTTTGCACACCTTGCGCAAGTCATTGATTCCATTAGAGTTTTTTACCTTTACAATATCGGCTCATCGCGGTATAATGAATGTATGGTAAATGAAAACACTGTTGAAGTAGGTTCCGTCGTGAAGTCGCTCGATTTTCCGAGCACGACGGATTGTTATTATGTCGGTCTCGTGACTGCCATTCTTTCTGATGGCACTTTCCGCGCCAACAAGATCAAGCG